GGATCGCGACCTCGCCCTCGACTCCCTGCGCGTTGGGCTTGTCCTGGACCACGCCATCGGCGACGGCTCCAGCGCCCGTGAAGTTGATCTGTCCGGACGAGTTGACGGTCACGAAGTAGAACTGCGGATTCACAGTTCCACCGCTCGTGAGGTCCGCCGCCGCCGGAAGCCCGACTGAACGTAATGTCTGTTCGAATGCCATGTCTGTTGGTCTCCTCTGTCGCTACCGGGCGAGGCGAATGCCAGCCCGCTCGAGCGTGGCGATCAGGCCCTTCGCGTTATGCTGCGCCACGAACGCGCCGTAAACCTCGGGATGCTCTTCGAGCATTTGAGCGTAGGCGCGCTCCTTGGTCAGCTTGGTGGTACCGCTTTCGGCGTAAAGATTCGGAGTCTCTTTGCCGCGATTCTGACGGGCGTAGGAAGTGGCTTGGGCTTCAAGTTCCTGAAGCGAGCCAGTTGCGCCCTGGTTCGGGTTGACGTGCGAAGTAATCATGCTCCTCTCGCTTTCGATCACGCGGGCGGCGGTCAATTCCTCACTGACATCCGCCACGCTGAAATATTGGCCGCTGGGTTTCTTCTTGGTGAGGAACTCCGCGGCCTTCTCCGGACAGCCCGCCATCTTGCACAACGCGCCGATGGCTTCGATATCGCCCTCGGGACGCATCCTTAACGGCAGACCGGCCACGGCAGCGATTCCCGCAAGAGGAGCCGTGCCTTCCGGTTTCTTGGCATCGCTCTTTGCGCCCTCGCCGCAGGCGTGGCAGTACTCCGCGCCTTTGCGCAGCTCGGCACCGCAGGCGTGGCAGAACTTACCGGACGCCTCGCCCTCGGCCTTCGTGCCACAGGCATGGCAGAACGTCGCATCCGCGTGAAGCTTGGTACCGCACGCATGGCAGTATTTCGGTTCGTTGTTGGTCTTCTCGTCGCCGTCGCCGTCACCCGGCTTTTTACCCTCGGCGGCGATTGTGAGCGTTTCATTGGGCATACTTGCTGTTACCTCCCTGGTTGTGGATATTGCGGCAATCGCCGCCGTTGAACTCTGGACCGGCTTGCCGAGCAGTTTCCGAAGCGCGTTCATGGCATCGCCCAGCGTTCCGACTTCGTCGGCCAGGAGCGGAACGGCATTCTCCGCCCAGAACACGCCGGCCTGCGTCGCGACGATCTTCTCTGCGTCGGCCTTCCGGTTCCGCGCGACCGTTGCTACGAACTGGTCATACTGCCGGTTGATCTCGGACTGGATGTCTTTCTCGGCCCGCTCCGACAGCGGTTGATGCGGGTTCCCATCGACCTTCCTGTCGCCTTTGAAGATGTAGGTGTACTTGAACCCCTGCTCGTCGTTGAACTTCGAATCCTCGGTATGCAGCACCACCACGCCTACGGACCCGACCGCCCCCATGCGCGTGATGAAGATCCTGTCGGCCGCGCTGGTAAGAGCGTAAGCCGCCGAGAACGCGAAGTCGTCAGCGACCGCATAGATCGGCTTCGCGCCGCGAATCGAGTAGATGAAGTCGGACAGTTCCAAGCAGCCTGTAGTCTCGCCGCCCGGCGAATCAACCTGCAGGAGGATCGCCCGCACGCCGGCGTCGTTCACGGCGTCCTGAAGGTAGCCCCCGATCTGCGCATAGGAGCTGCAACCGCTCAGTGCCGAAACCCAGGACTCCTGTTTCGTCAGGACACCCTGAATCGGAATGATGGCCACACCGTCGATCACCTGGTAGCCGCTATCATCGGCCTGCTCCAGGTAAGCGGTGGCGAACGGCTCAACGGGCTTTACGCCGGTCAACGGAATGATGCCCAGCCGTGGCCCCAACGCCTGGACGATCACGTCCAGCTTGGGCGGGTGAATCATGAGCGGCGTGTTCACAAACCGCGACGCAACACGAGTCAGATTCGTCATGGCTTCACGTCCACCTCGCCCTTGGCCGCGTCCTGTTGGATCTCGGTCTCCGTCAATCCGGCGTTGCGCCCAGTCAGGACCTTGCGGCCATCGCTGTCGTAGGAGAGCCCGAGCTTGTCCGCCCGCTTGTTATCTGCTGTCTGCTCCGCATCCACGGCACCGGCGTCGCGCCCTTGCGCCGCAACCTCAGCCGAACGCGTGGAGAGACCGCTGCGGATCGCATCGTTGGAAGCCTTGATGTCTTTCTCGGGATCGACCCACGGCCATCCGGGTGTGACCCACTGCACTTCCTCGAACGGCTCGGGATCTTTGTTGTACGCGTTCAACAGGTCTATGCCGAACACCAGCGCGAGCATCGCTTCGCGCAGCCACCGCTTATAGACCGGATGGCAGACCTGAAAGATGAAAACGGAATGCTGATACTGCTCGCACTTGCGGCGGAACTCCAGCAGGCCAGCGCGGATCGAAGAATAGTTGATCCCCGACAGGTCGCCGCTGATTTGGTATTCCGCTAACCCCGCGCCACTCGAAAAAGCTTGCAGGCAGCTCCTGATGAACGATTTGAAATCGCCGCTGTCTTTCGCCTCGGCAAACTGCACCTCTTCGCCGAAGTTCAACACCTGAAACGTGCCGGGTTCGAGCTTGCTGATCTGCGCTCCCGGCTCCGTCTGAGTCGGCCCGTTCTGGTATTGGTCCGGTGGAATGATCGGATTGTCCGGGCTGGCCTGCGTGATGAACCCGGTGATCATCGCCGCGAGTTTCTTTCGGACGATCTCCGCGTCCGTGTACTGCTCCAACTCGTAGAGCTTCGCGATTACCGATGTGAGCCACGGCTGCCCCCGGAACTGGCCCGCGCGGATCGGCTTGTAGACGTGCAGCACCTCCGTGGCCGGCACGCGCTCGACCGAGAGAGCGTCCATCGGGAAGAACATCGTCTCGCCCGGATGCGCCTTCCAGAAGTGGTACGCCGCGCGCCGCCCATCGTTCTGAAACTCGATGCCGCACCGAACTGAGTTGTTCGGCGGCATCCGTTCGATGGCCGTTCGCCACAACGGTAACTGCTCGGCCTCGATCAACTGGAGTTGCAGCGGAACCGTAAGCCCTTCCTTCACAAAACGCGGCCGGAACCGGACAAAGCATTCACCCGCCTCCATGACTTCGCGCGCGATCACCATCTGCTGGCCGTAGAAATCTGTCTGGCCAGATGCAGGATTCCGCGGGTCGTACTCGACGTCGCACTCCCGAGTCCATCGATTCCACTTCCTGGTGATCAGATCCCGCACCTTTTCGTCCGGATGGTGCGGCACCAGGCGAATCCCACGCCCGATCGCGTTGGCGACATACGAGTCCACGGCCCCCGCAGCCCACGCGCTGTTTCGAACCGCGTCCCGGTTCCGCGCCTGCAACTCCAGCCCGTGCGAAAACAGGAGCGTGTTCAGGCCGAGGAACGGCGGATTCCAGCCAATGCCGCGCCGCCCGCGACCGGCAGCATCGAAGGGGAACGTCCCCATCGCGCGGGTGCGTGGCACGCGCGGGATCGCCATCGGCTCGTGCCCGGCCTGGCGGGCGAGCGTCATCAACGTTTCAATTGGCACTGTGCTTTAGTGGCCCCAACCGTTGGTCGTGTAGATGCGAACCTGGCGCACTTGCTGCGGCCCGCTCTGCTGGGCGATATCGTTCAGGATCAGATTCCGCAGTTTCAAGTAGTCATCCACGGAATCGAATTCGAACTCGCGATCCTGAAACCGGACTCGCCTCGCCCCCTGCTTGCGCGCGGCGTCGAGAGCATCGAGGTCGGTCTGAGTGAATGCCATTAGAGATCCATCCTGAAGCGCACCCGGTTACGCGCGGCTTGCCTACCGTCCGAGCGCTGCGCTTGCTGCTGCGGTGCTTGTTTGACTTCCTTCACCGGAGGCCTGCCCACCCGGCGCTCGAGGTCGGCCCAGTGCTTCTCCTGGAAACGGTCGATACCGACCCGCCCAGCCGCCGCGCGTGCATACACCCGGCAATCGAGCGCCTCGTTGCGCTCGCGCATCTTCTGCCATTCGTGCCGGCGATATCCCTTGACGATCTTCGTCACCAACTGCTCGGCGGTGATCTGTTTGAAGTACTCTTCGCTGTAGCGTGGGAAGTGGCAATATCCGGGTGGGAACGGAATCCCCTTCGCCACGTCCTCATCCGTCGGCCGATCCTGTCGGAGCCAACGGTATAGCTCTTCCTTGGCCATGCCGGAATTGACCGGCCACACCCGCACGCCGCGCTTCAGTTTGGCGCCTGCCGGCCCCACCTCCACCGGCGCGGCCGATCCGATGAGCGCGGGCGTCCGCGAATCGCCTTTGATGACCAGCACCCGTCCGCCCTGGCGTCGCGCCCACTGGTACACGTCAATGGTGGCGAAGCCCGAATCCACGGCGAGTTGCAGGATCTGCAACTCCAGGCCGGACTCGGTGGAGAAGGATTCGTTCAGCAGTCCGGTGAGTCTCTCCCAGACCTGCGGCCGCGAGGTGTCACCCTCGAACACCCGATAATCGACCGACCACGACTCCTTGCCACGGCCCCACGCTGTGATCTCAACCTCGATGCGGTCCTTCTGGACATCCGCGCCAGCCGTAAGGAACAGCCCGCCAGGCGGCACGGTGCCGACCTTGTACGACTCCCGCCGGTCATACAGCTTCTGCCACTCCGGCGCTTCTCCCAACAGGGTCCAGGTCTCACCCAGCACGGTGTTGACGAAGACCTGAAGCAACGCGGGATTCTTCTGCGCCTGCTCAAACTGCTTGGCTGCATCCGACCACGCGAACCAGCCGACCGGCGAGTACAGGCTGGACAGGTGGAAGCCAGCCGTCTTTCCGTCGCCTACAGCACTGCGCCGCCACTCGCCGCAAGCGAGCATCGACTGCTTCTGGTGATTGTGAAGTTCCTGCCCGCAATGCTCGCAGATGTAGACCGCCTTTTCCGTCTCTCCTTTCGGCCAGCGCAACTGCGCGAACTTGAGCGTCTGAAACTCGCGACAGACCGGACACGGCACCCAGTAGAGCCGCTTGTCGCTCTCTTCATACGCCGCCTCGATTCGGGACATGCCCGTGATCTTCGGCGTCGAGCACATGAAGATCTTGCGGCGCGCAAACGTCCTGGTGCGCGCTGTCGCCAGGTTGACTGGATCGCCCTCGCCTTCCACATCGCCGGGATACCCGTCCACTTCGTCCAGGAACAGATACCGCGCCGCCATGGAGCGGAGGCCGACCGCCGAGTTCGCGCCGGTCATCACCAGCACACCGCCGGGAAACTCCTTTGACAGAACCGTGTTCCCAGAGTCGCGCGACCGCGGATCGCTGACCAGCGCCCGTAACACCTCTGACTCCTCGATCAGCGGATCGATGCGCTGCTTCGAGTTGCGTTTGGCCATCTCCACGGTCGGCTGGATCGCCATCATGGGGCCAGGCGCCTGATGGATCACATAGCCGATCCAGTTGTTGCCGCACTCCGTGCCGCCGATCTGCGCGCCTTTCATGAAGACCGTTCGCTCGACGGGCGAGGATGGCGACAGGCAGTCCATGATCTCCCGCAGGTACGGTGTCCGCTCCGTGCGCCATGGGCCTGACTCAGCCGAGGCGCGCTGTGAGAGGGCGCGGTACTTGTCGGCCCACTGCGAGACCGTTAGCAACGGGTCCGGGCGCGCTCCGGCCGCCGCCGCTGCCGAGTAGATCTCCTCAGCCGTTGGAGTCTGCAAACTCATTCAACGCCCTTCGAATCTCGGTGGCCAGGACTTCGTAGCACTTCGCTGCTTCGGTTTCGGCGGCCACCATTGCCGCCACGCGATCCGGGATGTTCAGGATGTGATCGCGGAACTGCCGAAACTTGTTGAATGCGGCCACCTGCACCTCGTCCTTCGGGACCAGCGTGGCCACGCGCTCTTCGTACTCGATCTTGGCGAGTCGCGCCTGGTAGTGCTCGCGCACGGCGCGCGCCTTCGCGTACTGCGAAGCGCCGAAGATCGAAACGTCGTCATCCTCCTGCTCACGCTTGGCGACCGGCGGCGCGTGCCGCCTGGTGTTCTTTTCCCACTCGACATCGGCCTGTTCGGAGTCGATCCGCCCGTCTGCCAGCTTGGAGATACGCCCTGTTTCAATCGCCTTTTGCACGGCGGACAGCGCGACTCCGCGATGGCGGGCATACGCCCGCTGGCTCATTGCTGGCATGCGTTTATTCCCGAAAAAAGCCCTTGCCTTCCGGGGCCACCGGAGTGATGAATCGTCATGCGCGGATCAACCGCCAAAAGGATAAACACCACCATGAAGAACGCAGAAGCTACCACCACCACCGAAACCGCCGCCGTTGCGGAACAGGGCGCGCAGGTCGCGCCGGAGAAGGCCGCCTCGAAGAGGGCTGCCAGCCAGAAGAAGGGCGCGCCCAAGGCCAACAAGGGCGCGAAGAAAGCCGCCAAGCAAGCCAAGGCCGCGCCGAAGAAGCAGGCCAAGGCGAAGGTCGCCAGCAAGAAGGCCGCCAAAGTGAAGGAGGCCAAAGTGCCGCGTGAGTTCTCGAAAAAGAACATCATCCTGGACCTCCTGCGCCGCCCCAAGGGCGCGACGATGGCCGAGATCGCCAAAGCCACCGACTGGCAGAACCACAGCATCCGGGGCTTCATCAGCGGAAACCTCACCAAGAAAATGGGCCTCACGGTCGAGTCCACCAAGAACGAATCTGGCGAGAGGACGTACCGCGTCGCGAAGTAGAGCCTTCCCACCTGCCCACCCAAAGCCGCCGCCGGGTTTCAACGATCCGGCGGCGGTTCTGCTTTGTGAACTCCCGCCACCAGCGCGTTGATCCTCTCCTGCACGAGTTCCTCACGGAGCTTGCACTCTCCCGCACGGACATAGGTGCCGTTGATCCTGGCTATGATCCGGTTCTCCAACTCCGCGATCTCCTTCCGGACCTCTGCAAGCAGCGCTCGGTTTTGGAGGCTCACATAGGTGGCGATCAGGCCGGAAACCAGCCCGACCATGGGCACGAGCACTTGCAGGATGGGATCATTCATCGCGGCCACGTTCAAGGATTCTCAACTCGGCCGACCAGTCAGCCAAGGCCATGCAAAGACCCTCGACGTCCGGATGCCCGGCACGGAGCAGCGCTTCCGCAGCTGCGATCTCGGCGCGGCAGCGGTCCACTTCACGCTGCCACTGCGCTTCGCGCTCCGGTGACTTCGCGGTAGCTCTTGCCGTCGGATTCAAGCTTCGCTTCTCGTCCCGCGAACGCCTGCCAGCGACGAACAATCACGTCGCAATACTTCGGCTCCAACTCGATCAGCCGCGCTTGCCGCCCGGACTTCTCGCAGGCGATCATCGTCGTGCCCGACCCGCCGAATGGATCGAGGATGGTGTCGCGCGTCTTGCTGCTGTTCCGGATGGCCCGCTCCACCAATTCCACAGGCTTCATGGTCGGATGGGCCTGGCTCGATGCTGGCCGCTTGATGAACCAGATATCGCCCTGGTCCCGCGCGCCGCACCAGAAGTGATCCGTGCCCTTGCGCCAGCCATAGAGAATCGGTTCGTACTGCCGCTGGTAATCCGACCGGCCCAGCGTGAAATGGTGCTTCGCCCAAATCACGAACGTGGACCAGTAGCCGCCGGCGTCGGTGAATGCCTGGTGGAGCGTGTGCAGCTCCGACGACGACATGCAGATGTAGATGGCCCCCTTGGTGACCGCCAACACGTTCGTGCACGCATCACGCAGGAACTCATAGAACTTGCCGCCCAGCGTGTCGTTGCCGATCTTGAGCTTCTTCGCCGTCTTGCCTTCGTAATCGACGTTGTACGGCGGGTCCGTGAAGACCATGTCGGCCAAGCCGCCGGAGAGAACGGCCTGGACCGCTTCCATGCTGGTTGCGTCACCACAGAGGAGCCGGTGCTCGCCCATCACCCAGACGTCCCCGAGCACCGTAATCGCGTGCTCCTCCTCTTCGGGAATCGCGTCGTCGTCAGTCAGTCCAACGTTGGACTCCTCCGGATCGCGCAGGAGTTCCTCAACCTCTTCGTCGGTGAAGCCAACCAGGTCGAGGTCGAAGCCATCCTCCTCGAGCGACTCCAATTCCACGCGCAGCATCTCCTCGTCCCATCCGGCGCTGAGTGCCAGTCGGTTGTCGGCGAGCACGAGGGCGCGGCGCTGCGTCGGAGTCAGATGATCCAGGACAATGACCGGCACCTCGGTCAACTTCAGTTTCCTGGCAGCCGCCAGCCGAGCGTGGCCGGCGATGATCACACCGTCCGCGCCGACGAGGATTGGATTCGTCCAGCCGAACTCGATGATGCTCGCTGCTACCTGCGCCACTTGCTCCTCGGAGTGGGTGCGGGCGTTGCGGGCGTAGGGGATCAGTTTCTCAACTGGCCACTGCTGCACCTGGAGCTCGGTCTTCATAAGCTCAGGAAACCTTCCGGCGGCTCCCGTAGAACGGTGCCGGCCCGTTGTGCTGAATGCGCCGGGCGTCTCGCGCGCGGGGATTGTCAACCTGCTCAAGCGGGACACCACGTGCGGCTGCAACTTCGTTGATCGCCTGACCGGTGCCGAGCAACACCGGGATCTCGCCGCTCAGGTTCGAGATCCGGCGCAGGATCACGTCGCAATAGGACGGACTGATCTCGCAACCCAATCCAGTACGCCCGAGGATTTCCGCGGCGGCCATCGTGGTCCCGCTCCCAAGGAACGGATCGAATACGACGTCGCCGCCATCCGAGAACGCCTTGACGAAGAACTCAGCCAGCCCGCGCGGGAAAGGAGCGGAGTGCGATCCCTGGTTGGATTCCGTCCTGGCCTCGATAACATTGCTCGGGCGCGCGACGCCACGAAAGCGTCCATCGTCGTCGGCCGCGCCCGATTTCTGGGCCGCAGCTCCGCGCGCTCCCGTGCCCAACAGTCCGCTGCCGGAAGTCGATTTGGGGTTGTTGGGCGAGTAGTCGAAGCAATCCTCCGAGACATGACCGACCGCTTTAGGACGAAACTTGATCTCGGACTGGCGGCAGAAGTGGTAGACCGGTTCCCACGCGTTCTTGAATCGATTGCCCCAGCCGCCTGGCACACCGTTGTCGGTCTTGCGCCAACAGAATTCATCGACGAAGCGCCATCCCCACATGCGGCGATGCGCGAGAACAAGATCCATCACGTACAGATTCCGCTCGCCTTCGTCCGCGTGAGCTTTGATGTTGAGAAAGTACGAGCCGTTGGGAGCCAGAATCGCCTGGATGTTGGCAGCGACATCGCGGAACCAATCGCAGTACTCGTCTGGAGGTACCGGCTTGAAGCCGCTGGTGGAATCGTACTCGCGCTGCGTGGCGTAGGGCGGCGAAGTAATCACTACGTTCGCGCGCTTCCCTTCGAGGACGTTCCCGACGACTTCGAAGTCGCGGCAGTCGCCACAGATCAGCCGATGGCTTCCGATCAACCACACGTCGCCGGGCTGCGTGATCGGCTGGCTGGGCGGTTCCGGAATTGGTTCTTCGTCTTCCGGTTCAGAACCGCCGCCGTCATTCGCCAGCAGCGCTTCCAACTCCTCGTCGGAGAATCCAACGAGCCGGAGGTCCAGGCCCTCGTGCTCCAGATCGGTGAGTTCCGCGGCCAGGAGCTTTTCGTCCCATCCAGCGTTCTCGGAGAGCTTGTTGTCGGCGATGATGTACGCGCGGCGCTGAGTCTCGGTTAGGTGGTCCAGCACGACGACCGGCACTTCCGGCAGACCCAACTTCCGCGCCGCCAGCAGACGACCATGGCCGGCGACGATCCCGGCGTTGCTATCCACCAGGATTGGCGCGTTGAAACCGAACTCCGCGATGGACGCCGCGATCTGCGCAATTTGGGCGTCCGAGTGCGTGCGCGCATTCCGCGCGTATGGCACCAGGCGGCCCACGGGCCAGATCTCGATGCGCCGGGCCAGCGCGGGCGTGATGGAAGCCGGTTCTTGGAGCACGGGAGTCACGGTTGAACTACTTCGCCTTGGGCGTCGTTGGCCGCCCCTTCGCGCACAGTTGGCCCACGTTGCGCCCGGTGGCGGCGGGTGGCCTGTCCTACCAAGGCTGGCGGGTGGCCGCCCACAGGCGTCGCCTGGCAGGTGACCACCGACCACCTCTTTTTTCGGCTGACGCTAGCGAAGTTGCGCTACTCTTCAACGCGCCGCCGCCGCGCGCGCGGAAGTACCTATGGCTTTAACGGGCGGCTTGGGGTTCCGAACGACCGCCCCGCGAGCACGAGCGATGTACCGCCCACCGACCTGGCGTCTGGCCTTCATCCGACGCGGCACTCCATCACAACCTGCTGGAAGACGCCGCGTGTGATCACTGGCGTGCCGTCGTCGTCGCGCCGGTCCAACCGCCGGAGGCTCCAGCATCGACCCGTATCGATGTTCTCCAGGAAGCTGTACCGAGTGCCGGACGGGGCGTGCGTCTCAACGGGGTTCTCGCCGTCCTCCTGGAGTAGCCAGATCGCCTTCAAGTGACCCTTGCGGCCGTAGGCAGGTTTCACGTAGCCACTGGCGATGAGCCGCTTTGCCGCTTCGATGGATCGAAAGCCCAGAGAGGTACCGTCAGCCGCGTAGATCGGGATCTGTTCGCGATTGGAAGACACTTGGGTTGTTGGGATCGAAGGGAAAGGGATTAACGAGCGTCCCGTCGCTCGGCTAATTTAATTGTGCCCCGCTCATCACTGCCTCGCAAGAAATGAACTGCTAATCCATAAGTCCTGTCTTCTCAATTCTATTGAGGCAGTCCGCAAGGCTTACACACACCAGTGGCCGAAAAAAGTTTGAAACAAGTTCTACGGTTTTGTTTGGAGAATCCGCAAACTGGACTTGGCGTCCATCGGTGAGTATGAATGCGTGCAATGGCGACGGTCGTTTGCCGAGCAGTTCGTGGTCTTCGATCAGTTGGCGTAGCGCAGTTGAAAGCCGACGGAGGCGCTGAAACGATAGCCCGCGCCTGCGCAGTTCGGCAACGACGATCACGAGCAGCGCCTGCGACGCCGTGTACAATCGAACGCGGCCCGACCGTGATGCAAGTGCAACTCTCCTCTCTTCCCACAGTTGCAGTTGACGCAGGCTCACCTCCGCGAGCTTGGCTACTTCCGCTGTCCTGAAACGCACTTCGCTCGTATTCACGATATGGCCTCTTTCCTGGTGTTTGAACTGCCGTTGGCTCAGCAGCGGTACCCGAACCGGTGTGACGGTGTGACAGCGTGTGACAAGAAAACCACTAAGAAACGCTTCACGAGGACGATAATCAAAAAACTTGTAGGATTCGCTGTCACACGCTGTCACACCGTCACACGGCTATCACTAATCGTCGTCCGTGGTCCTGAACCGAATTCCGAGCCAAACGCGAATTTGCTTGGCGTCGCGCCCGCCATCGGGTCTTACTCGATCCCGTTTCCTGCCCAGTTTCTGCAGGCGTTCATCGAAGGAATCTTTGGATAGAGGGTACTTGTTGCCTGTCGCCTCGGCCCAGGATGCGTAGGCCGCGTACAGATCGGAGACCGGGAGCCAGCACCCATCCCTCTTCCACGAAGCCCCATCGCCGGTGCGCGCAAGAACGCACCGGTCCTCGAAGAATTCCCTGAGCCGGTCCGACTCCTGGCGGTACTGCTCGGTGGCGGCCGTTACATCCGGCGGATCACCGAGACCTTCGCGATGGTAGAGGACGGCGCCCTCAACGATCCAGCGCAGAATGCCCGGCAGCTCCGTTCGCAGCTTTGTAGGCAGGTCCTTGTCGATCTCCTCTTTAGGGATCTGAATTTTGAATGGGATGCACTTTACGCGGTTCCAAATCGCGTCGTTCGGGTCCGTGATGACCGGCCTGTGATTGCAGTCAAGGAACAGTTTGTAGGTCGGTTGGAAGGTGATCATGTTCTCGCGAAGCCGCCGCGCCTTGATCTGCCCAAGGCCGGTCAGGTACTTCACGCGGCTTAACGATAGGCGCTGTCCCTGTTCCACCTCACTCGACGAAACGAACCTGCACCCTTGGAGATCCGCGAGGTCCGTGTTGACGGCATTGCTGGAAATCGCCTCCTTTGGGCGAATCATCAGGCTGTCGACCTGAACTTGGCCGGCGTATTCCTTGTCCCCGAGCGCGTCACGGATAACCTCAAGCAACGTCGTCTTGCCGTTGTTGCCTTCGCCATACAAAACGAACAGAAGTTTCTCCGGCTTGCCGGTAGCAGCACACCCAAAGGCCTTCTGAAGATACGAAACCATCTGTTCGGCATTGATGTTGTCGCCTTCCGAGGCATCGGGGTGGCTGCCCATGATCCGAAATAGAAATGCCATGAATTGCGGGCACTCGGCGTGCTGGTCGTAGCGAAGCGGAATCATCTTGCTCAAAAGGTCTTCGGACCTGTGCGGCCGCAACGTGCCCGTTCGCAAATCCACCGTGCCGTTTTCCGTATTCAGCGTCCACGGGTCTTGGTCAAAATCGCTCGCACTGGCTTGCCGCACTTTCTTCTTCGTCAGGTGAATCATGCTCGCCAGCGCGGCGCGAGACAGAGACTTGTTCACAAATCTCAAGTACGCCTTGCGCTTTTCTCCATCCGTAATGTGTTTTGCCTCGGCAAAAGCCTCGAGCATCGTTTTTTCCGCCCGCTTTTCGGCCTCCACGAATTCGTCAAACCGCCATTGCCGCCCAGTCCAAACGTAGTAGCTGTTCCGCTCAGTGCAATAGATCAGTTCATGCCCGTATAAATCCGCCAAGCGATCCGCGTTGCCGGTGTCGTTCCAAAGGTAGCTGCGGTGCGCCTGCCCGATACCCAACCACCGAAGCGCGGTATCGACGACCTTTTTGTCGAGCAGCTCGATCAGCGTCGGCACGCCGGTTACCTCGCCGCCGGCCGAGTGCTTCTCGAAGGTGGATTGCACTTCGGCATCTGCCGCGCCCAGTTCAGGATTGACTGGCCAGAGACATCGGTAGATAACGCGGTGAAATGCCTTGGCATCTTCAGGACTCCATTCAGCGCGCGCAAGCACACCGGCCAGCGCCAGGAACCCGTGATGGCGCGATCCTTGAGTCGGCCAGTGGCGCGCAAGGAGCGCGGCGGCCGCCACCCTATGAACCGCCGACACCAGAACTTCCGCATCGATGTTTGCGGGTATGCCTTCGAAGCCCTGCTCGAAGCGGACTGGCTCGCCGCTCTCATGGATGCTTGGCGGGACCACTGTCTGCAACCCGATCGATCCGTCCGATTTCAATCCGCGCAATTCGACAATCGTGCCCTGGTCCAGCGGATCGATAAACTGCAAGGTGCGGGCAGGCGGGTCCGACCGATAGAAGAAGTGCGAGAACGGTTTGGATTGCCTCCCAAATATCAGGCCGGTTTCCGGGAGCAACTCGCGGGCGGCTGTAATGGCTTCGGGGCAATCGCAGTCCACGTCCGCGCTTCCGAACTTGTCCCCCAGTAGCACCCCGATGTTCTGCGACGCGCCGTTGAAGTATTGGGACGCCCCCTCCGTCGTGATCTCAAGCCGTTGCCACTCCTTGAGAACGGGACGCTTTGACCGGTGCGGAACGGGCACTGGAGAAAAGCCCTTTTGAATCCACGTGATCGCAGCATCGAGAGGGGTCATATCGATTCGTACCTTGGAGCGCAAAAAAAAGAGGCACCGCCACGGGGCGTGCCTCTTCGTACATCTCGGTGGATTGTTATTAGTTATTTTGGGGGCTTGGAGCCTCGGCAAAGCCTCGGCCCGGTTCGCGTTAGAAGCAACGTCCTAACTCTAAGAACGAACTGGCCTTCTCCCATTCTTGGGTAGAAGCCAACGCCTTACCAGCCAGGCTCCAAGGGCGTTATGAATGGCTTCAAAGCACGCCCCCGCAACCATCCAAACGCGCTTTTCTGGTCCGTCCTGGAAATTCACGCCCTCCGCATATCCTCCCAACAAGTTCCACTCGCCGGCCATCGTCAACTACGAAACTACCTTGGATGGCGCGTGCCTGCTTTATGGATAGAAAACTCAGCCCGAACTGTAGTAGTCTGATGTGAAATGTGCTTTACGATCTGAAAATCGTCAAGATGCCCGCGCTCGTTGTGTTGGCCGCGCTCACGGCCACGGCGCAAACGGCCCCGGTCGCGCTTAAATCGCCGGACGGGGCGCTCGAGATTTCCATCGCGACCGTGCGGGGCCAGGCCGCACAGACCGCAGGCGGCCAACTGGCCTATCGCGTGACTTTTCGCGGTCAACCCTTGATCCAGTGGTCGAACCTCGGGCTCCGGCTGGAGGGCTCGCCCGCGTTGGGGCCGGCTGTCCGGATAGAGTCGTCGCAGATGTCCAGCCACGACGAAACCTGGACGCCGGTCGAAGGCAAGGCCAATCCCATACGCAATCGCTACAACGCCGTGATTGTGCAAACCGTGGAGACGGGCGCTGACGGCCGGCGGCTGGTGATGGAAGCCCGCGCCTACGATGACGGCGTGGCTTTCCGCTACGTCATACCCGAACAGCCATCCGTGAAGGAACTGC